GGGATGTTCAGATCTCTTTGCAAATCTGATGAGAGAGAGATGCTGACTTCTGGTTCAGAGAAAATGATATTGATGAGAGATATATCTAGAGAAATGAGGTCAAGGCAAGATGCTGAGGTGATCTACATGAATCTAGACAAGAGCAAGTGGGGTCCTAGATTCTCACCTTGCCAGTTCATATTCCAGATCAAGCCATTCAAATCTAGATTGGGGAAGCTGTGGCCCATAACAGTGTGGCAGATGCTCAAGCACCACAACAAGGAGTGTTACCTGCCTAATGACCTCATGAAAGCATGGCTTTCTGATCCAAGGAATCTAAAGACACATGATGATGAGAATCTGAACAAATTGAAAGAGAAATTCCTCAAAACTAAGAAGTCATTCTTCATTAATGAGTCAAACATGGGTCAGGGTATTATTCACTATGGTTCTTCTGATAACCATGGGTGTTTCATGTCTTTCCTAGAGGAGCTGTACAAACGCTGTCTCCTTAGCCTAGGGATGAGAGAAGATTCCCATTTGCTGAAAGCACTATTCAGCTCTGATGACTCTCAGATCTGGCTAGCAGTGAAGAAGGATGACAACCTTGGTCCGAAGATTGCATTATTCATGCAATGCATGCAAATGTCTGAGAAATTGTTCAACTACAAAACAGGTGTAGGGAAGAGTTCATTCTCCTTGGTTGTTCAGGAATTCAACTCAGCATTTGCGTCTTCGATGGACTACTACTCAGCTCTTCTGAAATTCTCAAGTGCATCAGTACCAGTGGCAAGGTCAGATAGTTTCTTTGACATGGTCTCTGAATCTTATGCTGGTGTCAGACAATTGAGAGAAAATGGCGCGTCTGAATCATTGTCTGAATTGGCTCATGAGTTGAATGAACAGTACTGCCAGAGAATATATAGATCAGATCAAATCAAGAGATTGGCAAAGCAATTTGGAATAAGATGGGAGATGTTTCCATATCATCTAGGCAGGTATCCTAGAATCCATCCGAGTGTAGCCATGATGCATGGGCCCATAGCAGACTCTTATTCATTGTACACAAAGTTGAAGCAATCTGAGATGAATGAGAAAGAAGCTTCCTTATTCTTGAATTAACACAGACTCACTGATCTCTCAATGCTGGAGGTTCTGAGCAATTCTCTGAATCCAGATGATCTCACCAACTCTCTCGTCACCATAAGAGCAAGTATGGCACCTGTCAGGAAAGTCATACAGTTACAGAACTCCATGGTGATGTCAAAGGAACAGATGAATGCCTTCATTGAATCTAACCCTATCTATGCATTCAAGAAGCCAAATGATCTCCAATCTACAGCATTCTACACTAGTGTCAAAGCATTTGGATCAGGAGCCAGTAAAGCACTCAGATATACTAGTCCCAGCTTGTATTTCGCCAGATACTGTGCCAGCCTCACTGCTAATGCATTCACCATATCTGGTGAAACTCCTAGAACGTATGAATCATGTCTATTAGATCTCATAACTAGAGAGCCCTAAGATGCCAGACAACCCAATGCTATCATTAATATTCAGATATGAGGAAGACCTTCGAAAGTCCATAGAGATTGCAGAGAAATTGCCAGAGGTTGACATGTTCCCTCGACATCCCTTGTCTCCAATGATGATTAGAAAGATGCAAGTGATCAACTCATCCAATCAAACAAAATTCTCGCCACAGGAAGTCCTATCTCATGTGTGGCTCGATGACAACAGATTCAAGAAGAAAGACTATTCACAACTCAGGAGAGATTTTGTGACCCTGCAAAGACTTTACCCAATCATCAAGGACACTATATCAGAAACACTCAATGTTCTGCCAGGTGAAACCTCTGACAAGATCCGAGGGATGGTCTTATTGTTAGCTAGGATATCTAAATTGAAGCCAAACTCAATCAAGGTGTTCGCGTATGGCAAATCAACAACTGACATCTCTGGTACAACACAAATATTAGCGTTCAGGAACCGGAACTCATATGAAGAATCAACATACAATGTGAACTATGAGCCTGAATCCAACATGGATATCACCAGAGTTAAAGTTCTGATCAACTATGCAACACTATTCTTCGAACAGAACCCAGATATCACTAGAAGAGTACTGAATACCATGAGTCTGTCAGACTGGATCACAGTGATCAACATGAGAACTGTGTCTGTAGCTGCCAAGAAAAGACTCATGATGCTCCTGTATGGTGTAGATCTCATCAGTTCGGAGGAACTGATATCAATGTTGATGACAACCAAAATGATTCTCGCTAGAACACTCAGTGAGTATAATGAAGATGAGAAGCAAGAAGGTGTCTATGAGTACTCAATGGGCAAGTCACTTATGGAGGTTAGGATAGGTCTGGATGGAAGAGTCAGCCTGCTGCAGTCATCTAACATGCCCTCCAATGTTCGGTATCTCCTGATCAAGAAGATCATGAGAGACATCAAAATTGATATAACCAGAAAGGATGTGCCAGGGAACTACAGCTATTTGCCTGATGTAGAGACCTGTGTGCCAACAAACAATGGCAACCTGTTCATCAGGACTATGTTCAGGCAGAGAGACATATTGTCATACTCCACCATTGTTAAGGTCAATCCCATAGAGAACACCATCGGCCTGTATCTAGATGACAAATTGAGTTTTAGAGCGCAGATGGTCATCATCCCAGTTGGAACAGCTTGGTATCCTGATTTCCTAGAGAATGAGCCTCTCTTTGGAATACCAGTAAGACTATGGTCAGGCTACAATCTATTCGAGATGGGAGAAGTCATGAACAAAGCCAAGAGTTACTCAAAGGAGATTCTCAAGCACAAAGATAAGTCAACAATCCCTAAGATAGTTGTAACTAAACAGCAATACAACTTCCTTGATAGAACATGTCTTCTGGAGGAGAGATCCATACTGGGATACATCGGGGAAAAGCCTAAGCCAGAGGGTTTCAGTGATGATGAATGGGATCACCTGGATGACATTGAAGATGCAGAAGTGGAAGACATGCTAACAGAAGTGGTAGAATTGGCAAAGACATCCACAATAGAACTATTCGCAGGATTGGACATGGAGTATTCAGGTGGTCTTGATGACTTACTGGAAGATGTCAAGCTAGAAGACTTCATGCAATCTCACAGGGTGGAAAATCCGACCCTGAAGATATCAGAACTCAAGAAGACAATATACAAGCTCACTGGGGCTAAACTGTACAAGTTTGAGTTCGGTCCTGAGAGCTTTGATGTCAGAACACTCGAAGACAAACAACCAATAGAATCCATTTGCCTTATGCTAGCACTGGAGAATTATTTTCCAAGAATAATGGACGAGTATGATAGGAAGTCTACAGAGGTCGATGAAGTGCAAGAAGAGGAAGATGATCTGTGGTAATCTGGAGTGATCGAGTGAGTGCATGAAACAGGATGAGTAATAACAGAAGTCAACTGCGACAAAGCATAATTATCCTCCGAGGAACCGATTTCACTGTAAGGAATCTCATTTGGTGAGTCTGATAATCGGCTGTTGTTTATGTCTATATCCTAATGATACAGTGA